GGAGTGTTGGACGGTGTAAAGTCTACCACTTGACAACGTGACAGTAGTGTGATACGATGCTGCATTCAAGTGGAGAAAGCAAATGGCATACAAGTGGACGCCGTTATGGGAGACGACGGTTGACCCGTCGAATTACCTGACGCCGAAATATCTGGTGTTCGCCGAGGCGGGGGCGAGGGACTGGGGCTGTACCGTCGAGGAGGCGGCGGGCCGGCTTGCGGAGTATGACGCGTTGTGCCGGTACTGGCGCAATGATCTCTATCAGGTGCAGGAGCGGCGGTTCTTCAACGAGCACTGGAACGTTGACATGGTGCATCTCAACATCCGGCGGATCGATGGCTCGGCGGTCTTCGACTGGCGCCACCGCCAATTGATCAAGAACCAGTTGGTCGGGCCGGAGTGCGAAGGCTTTGAGCTATACCCGGCCGAGAGCCGGCTGACCGACGAAGCCAACAAGTACCACGTCTGGGTGCTGGCCGATCCGTCGATCCGCATTCCGGTCGAGGCCGGCAAGGGCCAGCGGACGGTGCAGGAGCAAGAGGTCAAGTCGCCGGCCGGGATGCGGCAGAGGGGGTACTGATGCGCGCCAAGGTATCCGAGAAACTGGAGAACGGCCGGATGCGAGACGGCGAGTACGCCAGCGAGCCGGGCAAACTTTACGGCATGTTCAAGCTGCGGGGACCGACCCGCGATCTGCTCCTGATCATGTCGTCAGGCTCCGACGCAGATAGCAGCGGCTGGGAGCATGTGTCGGTGTCGCTCAAGCACCGCACCCCGACGTGGGAGGAAATGTGCTTCGTCAAAGACCTGTTCTGGGACGACGAGGAGATGGTGCTCCAAATCCACCCGGCGAAATCGAAGTACGTCAACTTCCATCCGTACTGCCTTCACCTGTGGCGTTCGCTCGCCTTCGACATGCCGACGCCCGACCCGCTCATGGTAGGACCGAAGACATGAAGCTGCATCCGTTCAACGACGTGGCGATCCATGCCGCCGCGACGATGGCGAAGGGCGCCACCATCTTTCAGCAGTTCAACTGCGCGCACTGCGGCATCAAGCAAACCATGGACACGCCGAACAAGTTCTTCGAGAAAGGCACTTGCGAGGAGTGCGGCAAGATCACGGATATCAAACGTGACGGCTGCAACTTCATGGCCCGTTTCGATGTCTAAACCTCTCCCGGCTGTCCGGAGAACGCCCAGTCAACCTGCCCCATGCCGAGCAGCCCGATCGCCTTGGCGGCGGCCGGGGACAGGTCGATCCCGGCACCGTTCGGGATCATGCCCTTGTTGGGTCCACGCGGCAGCGGCGTCCTGTCGATGAAGCAGGTCTCCGCCAACGGACGCCGGCCGTTGTTCCAGTAGTCGTCGTCGGTCAGCCATGGCCCGATATCGCGAACGTCGCACACCACGTCGAGCCCGGTCTCGATGTTGTGCACGAGCACATAGGGCGTCGGCTCCGGGAAGCGGTACGGCAGCGCGCAGGAGATTTCCTTATCGGTGATCGGGTCGTAGGGCCGATAGGCGCTGTTGTTCGGATCGGCGCTGCCGCCGAACACGCTGCATTTGATGTTCGACTGGTTGGCCGGGAAGATCGGGACCGCCTCCTCCTCCGGGCCGGGCTCGTGAACCATGAAGTCCTCACCGTTGATGGTGACGACGGCGTTGCCCGTGACCTTGATCTGAATGTCCACCTGCGCCGCAACGTCGTCGGGCGGCGGCTCGATCGGCTCCGGATCGGGCGGGTGTGGCGCACCGATCGTGACGTTGCCGATCACTTCAGCGATGCGTGTGCAGATCGCGTCGAAGTTCTGGCGGTACAGATTGCCGTCGGCGTCGCTGTCAACGAAGCAAACCTCCAGCAGGATCGCCGGCTTGCTGGTGTTGTTCAGGAAGTACAGATCGGTGCGCTTCTTCGGTCCCCGATTGATGAAGCTGCCTGCGCCGGCCATTGCGGCAGCGACGTTGCTCGCGAGCGTCTGCTGGGTCACGTACAGGCACTCGGTGCCCATCGGCTTGGTGGTCTTCTGGTAGGCGTTGAAGTGGACCGAAACGTCGAAGTCGCGGGCCTGTGCGTTGTGCCAGTTGACGATGGTCGAGAGGTTCTGGTTTTGCGTTGTCGAAGTGTCATCATGGAACGCCCCCGCGCCGACGCCGGCTGCGGCCCACAACTCGGCGACCCGGTTGACAACGCGACGGGCTTCGTCAACTTCGTCGAGGCAAGGCGGTCGCGGCGTCGCCGAGGCGCCTCGGATGTACTTGCCGTGTCCGCTGCTGATAGCGATCTGCATGGAAGCCTCCTACGTGGCGGTTTCGGCGCCGGCCGTGTCGGCCCTGCGCCGCTTCTTCGGTACTTCCCCCTTGCCCCTGATCAACTCGGCCGGGACGCCGGTCAACCGCGCGAGCCGCTTGGACTGCGCGCCGGTCGGACGATAGGCGCCCTTCAGCCAATCGTAGAACGCTTGACGCGACACGCCGATCCGCTTGCACTTGGCGGAGATGGTATCGCCCGGCACCTTTTTGAGGATGTCAATCATTGGCCTTTGCAGCCGGGCGCGGACCTCGTTCATGATTTCGATCAAGCCGGCATCCTCGCCAGCTTTGGCCGCCTTCATCAGTTCGCTGGCCAGCTTCATGCTGGCCGCGCGTTCAGTTTTTGCCATGTGGATAAACCTCGTTGCGTATAGATATCATCTTGACACATAACAGAGTGTCAAGCAACATACCTTCATCGAGGAGAGTAGCACCATGAACGATCTTGTAGCGCAGCGTGCGCCCGCAATGGCTTTGGGCGAGACATTGCTCGCAATGCTCGCCGATCCGAAGATCACCGCAGACAAGATGCAAATCCTTCTCCAGATGCAGAAGGATATCATGGCCGAAAGCCGGCGCGAGCAATTCCAAACTGCATTCGCCGCCATGTCGGCCGAGATGCCGCAGGTGGACAAGCGCGGCATCGTGGAGCTTGTCAAGGACGGCAAGCCGCTCGGCCGATACAATTTCGCGAAGTGGGAGGACATGGACACGGTGATACGACCGATCATGCATCGGCACGGCTTCGCGCTGTCGTTCCCGCAGCGGATCGAGAACGGCAGGCAGGTTGTCGTCGGCAAGCTGCTGCACAGCGCGGGACATTTTGAAATCTCCGAACGAGTGGTGACGGCCGACCCCGGGCCGGGGCGCAACAATGCGCAGGCCGAAGGGTCCGGGCTGTCCTACGCCAAGCGGTATGTCGCCGAAGGGTTGCTCAACATCGTGCGCAGGGGTCAGGATGACGACGGCATTGCCAGCGGGCTGAAGCCGCTCGATGCGGCGCAGGTCAAGCAACTTGAAGGGCTGCTCGGCGAGACCGGGACCAAGACGGAAACCTTCCTGCGGATGTTCGTGACCGGCTGCGAAACGGTGGAGGCGATCCCGGCGCGGGAGTTCCCCCGCCTCGTGAACGCGCTGGAGGAGAAGAAGCGCAGTCTCGTCGAGAAGGGGCGGAAGCGCTGACGGTAAAACTTCCCAAAAAATAAAAAAAGAACAAACAGAGAATTTAACCAATTGGTTAATACGGAGCGCTGATGCATACGTGGCTGCGGATCACCGAGACCGAATACTCGATTGGCCAATGGCTGATCAACCGGGACGGCTATCATCAGTTCAACCGGATGCTCTCGGTGCCGAAGCTGCAACAGGCGATGGCGCTCGTGAATATGCTGAACGGTGGCACCCGGCTGGCGGCCGACGCGCTGCACATTTTCAACGAAGCGGAGTGACGATGACGACAATGACACGGGACGAACATTTGGAACACTGCAAGAGGCGTGCGCTCGAATATCTCGACGCGGGCGAAGTGCAGAACGCGATCTGCTCGATGATGAGCGATATGCGTCAGCACGAGGAAACCAAGAGCATGAACCAAGCCATCTTGGCGCTGGGGCTGCTGATCGCGACCAACGAAGACCCGATCGAGGCGCGGCGCTGGATCGTGGGGTTCCGATGACCCAGAAGCACATGGGGCCGCGCACCCACCACTTTGAGGTCGGACGCTGCGACGATCCGCGCTGCGGCGCGCACATTCTTGCATTCGATAGTACGGGTGAGTGCATCTCCGAAACCATCGTGGCGCCGCGCGACATTCCCGCCCTGTGCGACTACCTGCACAAGCTGGCTTACGAAAAGGCTGTCGAGAACGATGATTGACATGGGCGAGGGACACGTCGAGCAGCATTACATCGGCGATGGTGTCTATGTAGATTTCGACGGCTGGTATGTGTGGCTGTACACTGAGCGCGATGGCGTGACGCACCGGATCGCGCTGGAGCCGGCGTCGGCGAAGGAACTGTCCCGGTACTTCTCGCAGGTTTGGAGGAAGGCAGATCCATGACCGACTTTTCCGACGCCGACAAACTGAAAAGCCTGAAGCGCGAATTGGCGCTCCGGGAGCGTGTCTATCCGAAGCGGGTCGCCGACGGGAAGATGACGCACCAACAGGCCCAGCATGAACTGGAAATCATGCGCGTGATCGTCGCGGATTACGAGGAAAGGATGATGAAGGGATGAAGTGCCCCCGCAAAAGAACCGACATGACGCCGTGCGTCGTCGAGGATGGACCGGACGCCTACGGTTTCAACAGCGCGACCGATAGGAAGCCGCGCTGCGTCGGTTGCGGCTGGGGACCGAAATCCACCAGCATCGCCCGACCGATCAACTGGGATCAGATCGTTGCCGACTATCTGAGAAAAGAGGGTGTCAATGGTTAAGGTTTACAGAGACGTTGAGCAGGGCTCGGGCGACTGGTATCGCCTGCGCATGGGCATTCCGACCGCGTCGATGTTCCACAAGATCGTCACGCCGGGCGGGAAGATCAGCGAGCAGCGGCACGCCTATCGGTATCGGCTGATCGCCGAACGGCTGCTGCAAGAGAGCATGGATCAGCCGATCGACGTGGAGTGGGTTCAGCACGGCAAGGAAATGGAGCCGGCCGCGATCTCGAATTTCCAGTTCCAGTACGATCTTGAGTTGGACCGGGTCGGGTTCATCACGAACGATGCCGGGCTGGTCGGCTGCTCGCCGGACGCGCTGATCAAAGGCCGGAATGAGGCGATCGAAATCAAATGCCCGGCGCCGTGGACGCAGATCGGCCGGCTGCTCGACGGGCTCGGCAACGACTACCGGCCGCAGGTGCAGGGCCAGCTTCTCGTCGGCCAGTTCGATCGCTGTCACTTCTACAGTTTTTCGGACCGGATGCCGCCGCTGCTGCTGACGACCTTGCCCGACATGGCCTATCAGAAGATCATGCACCGGCTGATCCTCCAGTTCTTGGAGGAACTGGAGGCGGGCACAGCCCGCGCTCGCAGCCTCGGCGCCTATGTCGTCCATCCGGGCTACACGACGCCGCACGAGGAGGCCGCGCCGGGTGCGGAGCCGCTGACGATCATCGTCCCTTGAGGAGGGCCAAATGCGCAACAAGCCGATCCTGTGCGTCGATTTTGACGGCGTGATCCATAGCTACACGAGCGGGTGGAAGGGCGCCGACGTGATCCCCGATCCGCCGGTCCCCGGCGCCCTGCGCTGGCTCTGGAAGGCCACCGAGTGGTTTGAGGTTCAAATCTACTCCACGCGCTCCAGCGATCCGGCGGGGGTGCGGGCGATGCGGTCGTGGATGCTGGGCCGCTGCCGGGACGAGTTCGGGCTGGAGCACCCCATGTCGATCTTCGATCGCGAGCGTTCCCCCGGGAACGAATACCCGATCGGCTTCCCGACCGACAAACCGCCAGCCTTCCTGACCATTGACGATCGGGCGATCCAGTTCGACGGCGACTGGTCGGAATTGGACCCGGCCGACCTGCTCAACTTCAAGCCATGGAACAAGAGGTAGAGCCATGGTCGAGGTTCGTTTCGCCATCCACCCGGCGCTGCTTGCCGCCTTGGAGGGACTGGCCAATCACAAGCACTGCACCCTCGACGAGTTGCTGGTCAGGTTGATCGACGAGGGGCTGACGGTCGAACTCAAGATCGCCGATCTGAAGGTGCTGGATCAGACGCGAAAGAACACTTAGGCCCAAAATTGGGTTCTGGGGAGGTTCGAAAAAAAACATCAATGATTTCAATGGGTTGATAAGGTTCATCCAATACATTAAGAAATACCTCTAACCCACTGTTTCTGTTGGTGTAATGCCATCTACCGCAGTGCACCATCTTTGAGCGCGGCCCCAGAGAGCCGTAGAGCTATGGGGCCTGATCGACGCCAGAGCCCGTTTGCAGAAAAAAGGTGAGTGAAAACAATGACCGATCCCAAACGCTTCACCACGGGCCGCTGGAGGGCTCTGGCGTGGTTCGACGATGTCGAGCGGGACCGGAACCTCGTGATGGGTCGGCGGACGCCGAGCCGGTGGATGGTCACGAAGATGATCGGGGCTGGCCAGTTGATGCGGGTCGAGACGAACCTCCGGACGGTGACCAAGCTGATCCTGACCGAGAAGGGCCGGGCCGATCTGGAGAGCAAGTGGACCCGGCGCGCTAACGGGTTCCAGCGAGCCAAACGGTCGGTAGAACGACGACGGCGCAATAAACTGCAAGCGTGGCAAGCCGGTACGGGTCAGGGTTCTGGAGCGCCAGCCAAGTAAGGCCGATCCCGCCGCCGACCGACACGAGCAGGATCAGGCGGATGGCGAGCACCACGGCGAGCACGTTGACCGCGCCCATGACACCCGCCTTCCAAGCCGCCCGGTGCTGAAACTCCTGCTGGAAACTAGCCGTCGTCGTCGGCGTCGTCGGCGTCGTCTGCGAAAGGATCGCGTCCAAAGTTAGCTGTGGCGGTTGCGGCTCGTTTACCAGTCGCTCGCCGACCACCTGCATTCGCTTTGGCGAACGCGGTTGAGTATTTGCGGACTGCGGACCCTGATCCTCTTGTTGCGCCATTGAAGTTTTCCTTCCTCAGGCCGACGAAGATCGTTTGCAGCCGGCCAACGGCGATCAGGACGGAGACCCGCTCCTTGATGCCGATCGGGTTCTTAACATCTTCCGCCTCAAGATCGTCGAGTAATTTGCCGACCTGCGCGTACAGCCGCGCATTCAGGTTCAGCGGATCGGCGGCGGCGAGTGGGTTAACGGTTGCTGTCGCTGGCGCTTTCGCCATTGGTGTTCTCCCGGTTGGGTGAGACGTAGAGCCGGGGCTGTGGCTCGCCCTTCAGCATCGCACCGGCCCCGGCCCCTGCTGCGCGCTGCACGGCCGGCGAGGCAACGCCACCACGCGCTGCGGCCGACCCTCCCATGTGACCGGCGCTGCGGGCAAGGTAGTGCAGCGGCCAGTGCAGGCCCCACGCGTGCGGTGCAACGAGTGCACCGCCCCCGTGGATGGCCCCATGGGTGGCTAACATGGTTGCGGCCCGGCGGGCCGTGGGACTGGCCGCCAGCGATCCGGCGGCGGCGCCACCAATCGCTTGCGCTTCCTTCTGGCTCCAGTAGTCGGCGTCGCTCTGAGCGCCCTCAACGGGCTGCGCAGCCGCTCCAGCGGCCCCACGGGCGGCCCCGGCGATTACAGGGTGCCGACCGGCCGCCGCGCCCACGCGCTTGCCAGCGGCGCCTGTGACCCTTCCAGCCGTCGCAGCGGCGTCGCTGACGGCCAGCCGTGCCCGCTGAGCGGCTGTAGGGGGTCCGATGGCAGGAGAGGGCGGGTTTGGGGTTTCAAACGCTGGGCGGGCTTGGGAGGGCCGTACAGGCCCCCTCCCCGGCCCCGGGAAATAGTCGCGCGGGTGGGTCCATGGTGCCTTGCCGGCACCTGGGCCAGTGGTCGCTTCCTTGACCGCCCGGCGCCCGATCTCGCCCGGGCTCTCCAGCGCACGGCGCACGGCGGCAAAGCCGATGGGACCGGCCTGCGTCGCCGATCGCACCCCTTGGAGCCCGGCCCGGCCGGCTTCGGCAGCCCGGCTGACCCGCCCGGCGAGGCCGGCCGCCCGGGCCAGTCCACCTAGTGGGATGAACATCGAGCCGATCTCGCCGCCGAGTTCCGCCGCCCGGCCGGTGGCGGTCGAGCGTCCGTAGTCGCGGAACGATCGCAGCTTGTCACGGATGAACTGCGGTCCCAGCCGCCTGCCGGTCAGATGCTCGACTAGCTGGCCGATGCCCTCGATGGGATCAAGCACACCGCCCTGTGTCAGCCCGGCGAGCCCGGTGCCGATGGTCGATGGCTCGGCCGGCTTGGTGGGCTCGGCCGGCTTGGCCGGCTGCTTGCTGTGTTCGCGCTGCACCCGCGCGATCACGTCCGCCTGCGACGCACCCTCCGGCGCGGTGACGCGGTACTTCGTGCCGTCCGGTGACGTGATGATCCACTGTGTCATTGCATCCTCTCGATGCTCCACCCGCCATTGCCGGCGGGTGCGGCGGGTGCGGCGGGTGCAGGCGTCTTGAGCCCTTGGATCAACCGCCACGCCGCACTGTTGCTGTCGCGGGTGGGCAGCGAACTATCACCGAGTTCGTCGGGCGCGTTCTTCTCGGCGTCGCCGCGAATATAGCCCTCGTACAGTTTACTGAGGCTGTCCACGTTGCGTCCGACGACGGCGTGGTAGCGCTCATAGAGCCGCTTCATGCGCTCGTGCGCGAGCAGTTGCTTTTCCTTCACGTTCGCCATCACCGCATCCACGTCGGTAGACCGCCAGTTCATCGTCGCTTCCTGCTGATTGCGGCCAGAGACCGTGGGTTTGCCGCCGGTCACCGCGCGCTCGTACTCATTGGCGACGGTATGCGCGTCTTCGTCAAGCTGGCCGAATAGTTGCCGCTCCTGTGGCGAGGCGTGCGCGAGCCATTGCGGGGTAAACCGGCTGGTGCCGAAATACATCTTCAGCAGCGAAGGGTCCATTCTCTTGAGCGTGTCTAGGTTCTTGAGATAGCGCGTCGCATGGAAGTCAAGTGTGGCAACTGACGTGATGTTGCGGGCGTCCTGACCGTAAGCGAAGCTGCGCTTGGTGGCAGCGCGCACCGGGAAGGTCGCCGAGTTGAAAGTCTCATCGACCTTGGTCCCGAGACCCAGCGTGCGGTTCAGGTACGACGGGTTGCGCCATGCCGATGCGGGCACTGGCGCATCGCCCTGCACGTAGCTCTTGAGCACCGCGCTGAACTCCGGGTTGACCTTGTCAAGCGCCGTGTAGACATCACCCCGCTTAAGGTCGGACTTTTGGATGCTGTCCATATCGTTTTCGATCTCGGCGCGTCGCGCTTCGGCGAGCGCGCGGATCGGCTTCGGGATCGCGCTCAAGTCTTGGATTTTGATCGACCCATTCGCCATCCGCATCGCCAATTGGTTGACGATGTCTGGATCAAACCCGGCCCTCTCGGCGACCTGTCGAGCGCGGCTCGGCGTCGGCGTCCAAGCCGGTGCTTGCGCCGGCTTGGCTGCGGCTGGCTGGGCTTGCCGCGTTGGCGCAGCCGGCGCAGGTTCTGACGGCGAGGGCGCAGCAGCTTGCGCGGCCTGTGCCGGCGCACCGAGGGGAAGCCTGTCAGCCTTCCCGGTGTCTTGCGTTTGGTTCGGCGGCCCGGCGTCATCCTGCGCCATGACCCTCGGCTGGCCGGCGGGCGCCGCCTGCGCCTGCGCATCAGGCGCGGCCGGCTCATCGCCAGCGGCCGACGCGTCCGTATCGGGGGTCTCGGCGTCACTGCGCGCCCCGGCGTCCGCTGTCGCGGGCGTCCCGGCCGGCGCCCATTCAAGACCCGGGTCGCCGGGCGTCTCTGGCGGCGGTGGCGGCAGGTCGGCCGGCTTGGTCGGGGATGGTGCCGCCGCACCCGGCGCGTTGTGCAGCCGGTACGGCTCCAGCGCATCCCTCTCGGTCTGAATAGCCGCCTTGCCCTTATCGACCTTCTGCTGCGCCAACTGGATATCGAGCAGCGCCTTCGTTTTCTTCAGGTCTTGGCCTTGACCGTCGAGATGCTTCAACAGCTTGTCAACGGCAGCCATGTCGCCGCGATCGAGCATGTGGAGCATGTTGGTATCGTTGTTCTCGATCGCGATCTCGCGAAGTCGGTTGGCGAGTTCTTCGGGCTCGCCACCCTTGCCGTCCTTGTCCGGCGCATACTCGGCGTAGGCGTTGCCGTACTGCCGGAGCATGTTGCCAAGCCGGTAGTTCGCCAACTCCATGCCCTGAAGCATCTGCTGCCGGTTGATCTGGGCCTGCTGGGTGTAACCTTTCATGTACGCCGCATTGGCGGCGTTGAAATTCTTGCCGGCTTGGATCATCGGCATCGCAACGCCGGGCGCGGCGTACTGCCCCAAGCCCCTCGTGACGCTGTTCATGATGCCGGGGATGTCCCGTTCGGTCGGCACATGCATCCCTTCAGGCACGCCACCCCGATAGCTGTTCATACCTTCCAGCACCCAGTCGTCGGAGCCCCAGTCGCCGTGATCCCGGTCGCGCAGCGCCGGGTTCTGCCATGTCGGGATGTATCGATTGAACGGCGGCACGTCGCCGATCGGACCCAGCCGGCGAAAGCCGTAGGGCGGAGCGGCAGGATCGGCATCCGACGCCGCCGGCTGTTGCGGTTGTGGCGTCTCGCCGCCGCCGACCTGACCCGATGTTGGCGGCAGTGCCCATGCGAAGGTGTCAGACATGGCCTACTCCTACTGGTCGCTGGGCATCATGCCGGCATAGCTCTCGCCTCCGAAGGTCGAAGGGTCGCCCCGTTGTGTAAAGGGCTGTCCTTGACTGGGTTGCATCCACGCATCGGCCGGCGGCACGTCGGGTGGAGGCTCGGGCGGCACGGGGCGCGGGGGCTGCTCTGGCATGGTGAAGCGTCGGACGCCGCCCCTGTTGATCCTGTTGTAACGCGCCAACAGATTTTGCGACGACGGTCGCAGGTAGTCCTTAGCGAACAGCTTTGCCGCATCCTCGGGTGTTCGGGCAGTGTTCATGGACTGCCAGAGCGTCGGATAGTTCTGCTTCAGGTTGGCGACAAGGAACTGGGTTTGTAGTTTCGGATCGCGCCAGTCGCGGCCCTTCAGCCAGCGGGTGTAATTATTCCACTCGTCTCCGCCTTCCTGATAGAGCCCGTGAGCATTCATAGCCTCCGTTCCCCGGAAGCGAGGATTGGTCTGATCAGGCTCGCGGCTGGTCGGGTTGAAGTTGCTCTCGGCGTCAACATTGAACAGGATACCCCGAACGGCATTTTCGCTGGCGCCACCAGCCCGCAGCGCGTTGCTGACGATCGGCGTCACGGCGGCCTTGCCGGTCGGCATGTTCCCATCCGGCTTCAGGCTCGGGGCGGCTGCCGACCCGCGCTGGAACCCCGCCTGCCGCTGACCGCTGATGCCTTGGCCGGCCTGTGGGGCGGGGAGACGTGCCGTTGGCTGCCCGCCCGGCCCGACACGTTGGGTAGGAACGGCTGTAGGAGGGGTCCCGGCGGCGCGGCGGGCGGCGCTGGGCGCGTTTTGGCCGCCGCCCGGTGTAGGAGGAAGGGGGGTACCCGGCGGCGCGCTGTACCGCCCCGTAGACGGCCCGTAGCCCGGTGCCCATGGCACTTGGTTGACCGGCCGGCCAGCGTAGGGGCCTTGGGTGGCCACTCCGCCGCCCTGCTGGCCGCCACTGCCCGGCTGGCCACCGCCCGCCAATTGTTGCAGTGCGGCCGGCATTCCACCCGGGCCGCCCGCCATCCGCGCCACGTCCTGCACGAGGCGCATGAGGGACTGCGGGTTGCCGGACATGACCCCTTGGAGGTCACGCACGATGTTGCCGATCCCCCCAGCGCCGGGGAAGCCACCTTGACCGGCTGCGCCAGTCTGCTGCTGTGTGCTTGGGGGCGGGGTCGTGGCCGCTGCCCCTTGCGCCGGAGGGCTCGTCTGCGCAGGCGTCGTGGGAGTGTCCTGCGAAGTCGCATCGGGTGTCGCAGACGCGTCCTGCGAAGTCGCGTCGGAGGCCGGAAGCGAGCCAGCCGTCCCGGGGATATCGGTCCCGGCAGTCTGGGAGAACGGAACGGCCGGCTGGTTCAACTGCGCGAAATCCTGCGCGACGAAATTCGGCTGCGCACCGATAGCGGCGGCGCCGGGCGACATTTCCGGAACGGTTGACGAGCCTGACGAGCCGGGGCCGGTTGGCGGATACATCTGCCCGGCCATCATCTTCTGTATAGTATCGGCATTGACAGGCATCCCGCCGGAAGCGGGCACCTGCTGCGCGGTCCACCCGGCCGGGCCGGCGACGGTTGGCTGCTGAGCCGGCGAGAACGGCCCGGTACCGACCTCGGTGTACTGCGCGGCGTCGCTTTGCGGCGTGGAAGGCTGCTGCGGTGGCGGCTGCGGCGCTTGCGGTGCCGCCGCGCCATCCGCCCCCGTTGTACCGCTCTGCTGGCCGCCGCCGGGATCAGGAGCGCCGCCCGGACCGATGCCGGCCGGATTGCCGGTGACCGCGTCCATGGCGCCCATCGATCCGGTCGGATCGCTGCCCACCGCGCTGAGTGGATCGCTGCTGCCGCCGGTAGATAACCCGCTTGTATCAGAGCCGGGCAGCGTACCCAGCCCGCCCAACGCGCCAAGCCCGGCCGATAGACCGCTCAAGTCTATGCCACCAGTGCCGCCCTTTGAACCGCTGCCTCCGGAACCCATGGCTACGTTCCTATTGCTCCGACGGATGATCCTGCGCCCGCCGCCGCTTGTCCGGCAAGCTGGCTTAGCTGCCCGGCCTGCTGAGCCGATTGCTGATTTTGCTGGATGACGTTCGCGGCGCTGCCGGGTATTCCCGGGTTCTGCTGGTTCGTGGTTGACAGTTGCCCGAGAGCCGCCTGCGCGATATCTCCCAAGCCAGCAACGTCCGACTGCTGGGCTGTTCCGGGGCTGCCGAACTGTAGGCTGCCGCCGGCTGCCGCTGCCGTTGCCGGATCACCGCCGAACACGTTGGGGTCGGGGTTGCCGAGGCCAAGCTGCTGATAGCGGTTAGACATGGTTTCAGTTCCCATGCCCAACGCCTGCTGGATCGCATTGATGTCGAAGCCCGACAACGCATCGCCGAGAACTCCGCCGCCTTTGCTGCTGCCGCTGCCCAGATTGCCCATGGCTAGGTTCCGGTGCTGGTGTTGACGCCGCTGTTGTCGAAGCTGCCGCCGGTACTCCCGAAATTGCCGCCCGTTGAACCGAAGCCGGCGCTCGACGCCAGACTTTGCAGGCTTGAATTGGCGGCGGTGGCTTCGGCTGCATTCTGATCCGCGAGACCGGCCGCCTGCTGGGCGCCGCCGAACTGCGCGCCGGCATCCGCGTAGCTTTTCATCGTGGACATACCCGTGCCGGAATTCGCGAACGTCGAGTTGTTTTTCAGCATGTTCTGGCCCATCGTGAACTCGGCCAGAGAGGCTTGCTGTGGGCTGAGCGTGCTCGGGCTGCCGGCGCTTCCACCCTTGCCTCCGAGGACACTGCTGGCAGCTTTGCTGCCCAAACCGCCGCTGATCACGTTACCCATGTTACAGTCTCATCTGGAAACGTGGTGAAGTCTCCGTTGCTCCGATACGGCGCGCGAGCGCGGTGAGGTCGTCGTTCTCGGATGTCAAGCGCCACGATGAACACTTGCGCCGCTTCGCCCATTCGACGGAGACGCGCAACAGCCGCATTGCCTCCCACATGCCGCCGTCGTCCGCGCACACTGCGACGACATTGGCTTCAAACTCGGCCGGGAGCCACGGCACGCAACACAGCATCGCGATCAGAAAGGCGTTGTCGGTGCGGAGCGGGCAGAACAGCAGCGGCTGTTTCAAGACGATGTTGACGAACCAGCCTTCCATGCCCTCGGGATCGAATTTGTCGCGCGGGTATCGCTTTGCGGTAACCATCCGAAGCCAAGGCAAGTCTGCCTCGGACATGAGCCTTACAGTTACCAGAACGGATACACCCACTGCGGAGCCGGCGGCGGAAACTGCACATTCGGTGTTATCGTGTTGCCACCGACGTAGTGTTCCATGTGGTTCTGAAATGTCCACCATAGGCGTTGCCTCGGGTCGTCGAGGTCAGTATCCCGCAGATTTTGTCCGATGAACAGTCCCACTGTTGAGGCGCCGAACTCCGTCGGCAGATTGGCCAAGGCATCATTGTGTGCACTTTGGTGGTCGAGATGCCACATGGACCCGGGCGTCGCGATGTCCTGCATCGGGTCGATAAAATACGGGATCGATGAAAAGCGGTCCAACGGGCTCATGACGCCGAGGGCGTTGCGATGGGCGAAGGCATGGTCCCACGGAAACCATGGATCGTCGGAGTTCAGCATGACAACGCGTGACATGTGTCAATCGCCCGGCTTGTCGCGGCCCCGGACCTGACGCGAAAGCAGGTTGCTGCTTTCCTGCGGCGGAGCGCGCGTGTTGTGCGAACCGATCGGGTCGAAGCCCTTCGGGCTGATCCTGTCCATGCCCATGTCGCTGCCCGGGCCGTCCGTCAACAGGCCGCCCGGACCAACGCGCGGTTCGGTCCCGAGGCGCAGCGGGCCGGCGACGGAGCGATCCGATCGCCGGAAGCCGTCGGGGGTGAGGAAGTCAGCGACCGGCTGCCGCTTCACTGAAGGAAATTCACCCTGCTTGCGTTCTGCCATCACTTCCTCCGTCTGCGATGCCGGCGGGCCTTGCGAAGATTGCGCCGCGCGGCGTGTTTCTGCTTTCGTGTGGCCATGCGTGCCTCCCATAGGGCTGCATCTCGCTGCGGTAGCAGCGATGGTCATCCCGCCGGTAGAAGCCATGCGGGCACTTATGCGGCGTCCCCGGGCCGAACGGATGCGCCTGCACGATCGGCAGGCTTACCACCATTAGCGCGACGGCGAGGAGAAGCAGCTTCATTTCCGGCTCCGATCAGGCGAACCCACACCCGCCACGGGATGACGACAAGCGGTTCTTGGCGATCACGCTTCAGGAACAGCGCGTCATAGTCGCCAAGCCACCGCTCCAGCAACGTGAAGCCGCCGCCATCCTTGCGGCTTTTGACTTCGGCAACGGCCGGCGCTTCCTCGCGGCCGAACGCATAAATATCAATATCATGCGCCTGACCTCGAAAATGAGAAGCGCCGCTGAGAGGATACCTCTCGGCATGGACGCCGATGATTTTGTGTGCATTGACGATCTCACACTCGACGCGGTTACCCTTCCGCCGTTGACTTGCACTCATCTCCGTTTCGCCCTCATTGGGCCGGTGCGTCCGCCCGGGCGCGGAGTGCGTCCGTTGCGTTCTCGGCCTCGCCCCCTTTTACCGCGCGACCAATCGCTTGGCCACGCATCGTCGGTCCACGGCATCCGGCATACCGGGCCGCGACCGCCCGGATGATGTTTGCGCCGGGCCATCTCACGGCCTCTTGACGCGTCGGCCACGCCCTACGCCCTGCCGGTGTCCACGGGCGCGCTTGACACGACTTGTCGGGCGAAGCGTGCCAAAGCGACCGGCGGGATCGACGCGGGAGCGCGGCCCAAGGTTGATACCTCTAGCCATCAAAGCCTCCTCATGGGTCTCATTGTTCGTTTGGAATTCAGGTGCGGCCCTTTGCGATACGAGTTAGGCCGGGGGGCAAAGCGGGGCAGCCGCCAGTCCCCCGGCTTGACCGGGTTTGCGGCCCTCATAAGATTTCGCGCATTGTTGTGGGCTGATCCAACGCGCGGGGCGGGCATTACCGCCTCCGCGACTTGCGTGCCCTGATGCGCCGGGCTCGGCGGGTCATTTTCAGGCGGCGCTTACGTGCCATGTGCGCCTCCCGGTTCTAACGCCGACGCCGTGAACGGCGAACGCGGCGACCTTTGCGTCTGCGTGCCATCTGCTTCTTCTCCCATTGCTGGTGTGAATGTGGCCTTAAGCGCCAAACAAAGTACGCTGCTCCCCGGCAACGTGCAAGCGCTCGATCGTGAAGTCTGGGGACAGGCTCATCAGGTCGATCTCTGCTGCGATGCCACCGCCCTCAATCGGCTGCGGCAGGATGTCATGGATTTTGCCGTCGGTGAGGTCGAACGCAACGTCCTGTATGCCGTTCGGCACGCCGCCGCCGCTCGTCTTCACGGTGCCGGTGAAACTGACGCCGCGCCGGAAGTTGTCTTGCAATTCCATGTACAGGCGTTTGAAATTCTTGATGGTCAGCATCGCGATCCCATTGCCGCGCAGCGCCTTGGTTGACAGTCGCTTCGGCAGTTGGTTGTCCGGCTGCGCGAACAACTGATAGAGCGACGTGCCGTCGGTGCCGTATGGCGTGATGACGCTGTCCTGCTCGTAGTGGCCGATATGCGTCAATTCCAAATTCTGGCTCGCGACCGACCAGAACTGCCGCCCCTGCGTCGGGTGCCACATCAGCAGCAGGCTTCGCGTCACGCCCCACGGATCGGTGAAGCGTCCATTGCAGAGCAGAACCCGGAAGCCGAACATGGTCGCCGAGCACATCGTCGGCAGGTAGAGCGAGGTGTCAAGTGTGTTGTAGACGTTCGTGACCTTGCCGCCGATCTCCTGCGCGTCGCCACCCTGCATCAGGAAGATGCCGGCGCCGTTGTACATGATCATGTAGCGCCCAATGCGGCCGACCGTGCGCGGGAAGCGGTGCCCCGCCATCGGATCGATGTTCGCATAGTTGAAGTTGGTGACGTATGGCGAGCCGGTGGCGCCTGTGCCGGACAATTGGATGTTGCTGATCAGGTCGGTCGAACTGTCGCCGAACACGAACAGGTAGCCGGCACTCGCGGCCATATCCATAAAGCTATAGATCAGCTTGTCGCCGAAGTAGCCGAACGATCCGCCGCCGTTGGCGGTCGAGAAGTCCGCGCCGTTCGACGGCGCGGAGAAGCTGACCACGTCCTTGCCGGCGACGAACAGCCGCTCCTGATAAACCTCCATGCAGTAGATGCCGGGTAAACCAGTTGGCATGACAGTCGCCGGCGGCGGCGAACCGCTCTCGGCTTGGTCGGTCAGCCAGTCCGGCGCGTTGTCGCCGGGCGAGTACAGGGTGTGGTTATCCCACGCGTATAGCCCCTTGGGCGAACCGATCAGCACACCGCCTTGCTGGCCTGTGGTGCTGCCGAAGAAGCGCGGGCGCCACACCTTGGCGCAGCCCCAGTATTGCGGCGCGACCGGCTCCCAAATCACTCCGATCCGCGTGACCGTCTTGAGGTCGAGGTCCACCTGATCGACGTTTCCGTCGGACAGAAACATCCAGCCAAAACGCCCGCCAGCAGGGGGGCCGGGTGCGGCAAACTGTGGAGTGGGATCGCCGATGAACCCGAAGAAGATACGTAGGATCGTAACGCCCGCTGGAGCGGTGTAGATCGCCGGTCCATGACCCCAGCAAGAGCGGAGGTTTCCGGGTCCGATCGCGAATAGGTTCTCATTCCAGAACTCCTCTTGATCGTCGATGGTGCCGCGCGTGCTCTGCTGGTTCAGTCCTCTCCACTGCTCCAGCGTGTCTACCTCGGGAGGGTTGGCGCTCTGCGTTGGCATCTGTCATTCTCTTCCCAAAGAAAATTCCGGAATGTCAAGTAAAATGCTTGACAGTAACAGGTCCAACGCGGCACGCACGTCCTGCGGCGATACCCCCTGATCCTCCAGATTGGCGACCTCGATCAGCAGCAGGTCGTACATGTCTTCGTCTGACAGCGAGATGACCTCCCCCTTGCGACGATCGGTGACCTGATACGGAGGTCCGCGTCTCACGGCATCCACGAACGCAGGTGGCCGATCGCAGGAGCAGAAGATGTACGCCAGCCGTTCGGCCGGCTCGCCGATCAGGATTTTCACAAGCCCGCGTCCCTTGATCGGCACGGTGGCGTGGCGGAAGGCGTTGGTCCCGTAGATCGAATGAAACAGCCCGGCTAAACAAACGTACTCGGGCGCGCGTTGCTTTTCGAGCAGAGCATGAGTGCCCACAAGATGATCGAACAGCGTTCGACCGGAATGCTTTACACCACCAGCCACGGCGCGCAGGAATGTCTCGGTCAGCTTATCGATCATTGGCGTGCCCGTCATTGTGGATTGAACCGCGCGGCGAACTGCCGCTTGGCCTCCGCCTCATCCAACATCATACAATCGAAGCAGACATTCTTGCCGCCGGGGCCATAGGGCCGCAGTTCCTCGGTCTTGCCGCATATCTCGCATTTGCCGTCGTAGTCGTGCGGGTCACGGCGATCCATGATCGTGACGTTGCCCTTGCGTTCAAATAGTTTCGCCATGGTTGGTGTCCGTCTTGAACATCAGCGTGACGCGCAGCACCGGGCAGGTCCGCGAGACCCCGCGCGCCACATGCGGGATCGTGCCATCGAACACCAGCATCCGGTTCGGGCGCGGGTAGACGCTGGCGATGATATCGGTTTTGTCTTCGTTGAAGAAGACGGTTTCGCCGCCCCAGTCAGGATGCCAGCGTTGGTGCGGGTAGTACACGCAGGTGAAGGTGCCCGGTACGGTGCTGTCGGTGTGCAGCGTGCCGTCGCTGCCATAGGTGTGGCCGTTGGCGTAGCAACGGATCAATCGATGTCCAAGCAACGGCCCGTTTGCCAATGACAGCCACAAGCCATGGATCAGGGGGAACGCACGCAATCCCGGCTCGCAGTCGTAGACCTCTCCGTCAGCGGGGCGGTGCCCGCCAAAATGCCGATGCCAGAACGCGAACGTGTCAATCTTCTCGCTTGACTTCCATCCAAACTTCCACGCGGCCTCGCCGCCGGCATGGTGCAGGTAATTGTTGACATCTCGCCGCCGCTCGTCCGGCAGTACGTCGTCGTGGATGCGATAATCAGCCGTCGCCACCGTCGCCACCACCACCACCACCGTCGCCTCCGCCGCCTCCGCCGCCGTCGCCGCCACCACCACCATCGCCAGCGCCAGCGCCGCCACCGTCAGCGCCGCCACCGTCAGCGCCGCCACCGTCAGCGCCACCACCGTCAGCGCCGTCGGCGCCATCCGTGCCGTCATCGCCGGTAGTGCCGTCAACACCGGCATCAACGCCAGTATCAGCGCTCACACCATCCATGCCCGGGCCGAAGCCGCTCGGGCCGAAGCCGCCGAAGCCCTCGCCCATGCCGAAACCCTCACCGAGGCCAGTGCCAACGCCCGGTCCCACGGCGGCGCCGATGCCTGCATCCTCGGCGCCATAGCCCATGCCCGGGCCGAAGCCGGCCGGGCCGAAGCCGCCATAGCCCTGACCCATGCCGCCCGGGCCGAAGCCGCCCAAGCCGACGCCCATGCCGACGCCTTCAGCGCCGGTAATGCCTGCGGCTGGACCGAAGCCATCGACGCCCGGTCCGCTGACGCCCGGAGCCCCGACGCCATCGACGCCCGGAGCACCGGCACCCGGAGCACCGGCACCCGGTCCGCCGACACCAGCACCGCCCGGTCCGCCGACACCACCGCCCGGTCCGCCGACACCAGCACCATCGACACCACCGCCGACGCCGGCACCACCACCACCGACACCACCACCACCGACGCCAGCGCCATCGCCGCCACCGCCACCGCCGAAGCCGCCGAAGCCACCGCCGCCGCCGAAGCCATCGCCTCCGAAGCCACCGCCGCCGTAGCCACCGCCCTTACTGCTGTTTGGATACGCGCCGCCGTAGCTGCCGGCTGGAGCCAGTCCGCCACCGGGAGCCATGCCGTCGCCGCCGGCTGGAGCCAGTCCGCCACCGCCCATACCTCCGGCGCTCATCAGGGTGTTCATCATCGAGTGCAGCGCACCGATTGCCTGTGGGCTCCAGCCGGCGGTGGTGTTGGGGTTTGCATTCGCCAGTTGGCGGAGTGACGGTGAGAGGGTGCCTATTTGACCCCGGACGTTTGGGTTTGGCATCACGCGCTCCTGAGAGTTGCGCCGTAGGCGTTGGCGATGAACTGCGGGCAGACGACTGCGGCGCACATCGGCAACTCGGTGTTGAACAACTGCGCCATCGCTTGCGCGTCCTCGCGCCGCTGCTGCTGCATCAGGGCCAGCACGGCCGCCCAGTACGGCACCGCGTCGGTCCACGGGTAGGGGATCGGGTCGGGATCGTCGTCCGTCAGCAGCGGGAGCGGGACACAGGTGAGGTCCACGTCCATCGGCATTTCCATCGACGGGATCGGCGCGAGGTAAAGCTTGCCAATGGGACCGTCGTTGAATTGCGCGTACCAGCCCGGCTCGCTGATCGCGCCGTAGAACGTGCCGTTGTAGATGCGGAAGCGCGCCTGAAAGTCGGTCCAGACGACGCGGCGCCACATTGGCTTCCAGCCACCCTTACCGATCGCGACCGCGAGCGATCGGCAGCCGAGGATCGATTGCACGCCGGTCATTTCCTTTTGGACGAGCGCATTCCAGTCGGAGAACGGATAGATTTCTTGACCGGGCTTAGTCACCGTCCCGGGTGGGACGACGCGAAGGCACCCGCTTGAAGCGGCTACCCTTCGGCGGGCTCGGTTGATGTAGTTCGTCAGCGTCGGGAGAGGAAAAAACTGCCCCTGCGCGTCGTTGAGGAAAAGCTGCGTCTCCGTGATGTAGCGATCCAACATGGCCGAAACTCCCAGAACTCGGGACAGGCGGCGTCGTCGTGATCATATTCGGAGGCGGCGGCGTTGTCTGCACACTCACGGGTGGGTTGGGGAACGTGGTCGTAAAGTCCGGGAACATGCTCGCGGGAACGGTTATGCTACCGCTCCCGAACTGCGGCTGCGCAATGCCGGCCAAGGACGGCGGGACCGGCGCCGATGCGACGGCGGGACCGACCAGAGGGCCGACCGGCACCGGCACGGGTGTCGTGCCAGTTGTCGGGGGAAATTCCGGCGGCGGCGGCAGTCCGAACGTCGGTGGCGGCACGATCGGCGTGAAGGCGGGGAAGAACGCTTCGCTCGACGACGGCTCGAATGTGAACCCGTTGAACATCGTGTCGTCACCACCCGGCGTGACGACGGTCACGTCCACCACGGACGACTTCGCGACCAGCGGCGTGTCGCAGGTGATCTCGGTGTCGCTGACTTCAACGAAGCTGGTCGCGTCGATGCCGCCAAACGTGACGGCGGTCGCGCCGGTAAAGCCGTTGCCCGTCAGGGTGACGGCGGTCGCGGTGTTCAGCAAGCCGACGTTCGGTGTGATGCCATTGATGTTCGGCGCTGCCATCAGCGCCTCCAGATCGGCTGCACGGTCGGCGGTGGCGGGCATGGCAGCGGTTGGGCGCACGGGTTTGCGATCAAGCCGGTGCCCGGCGCGCGGGTCTCGCTCTCGAAACGCCACGGCAAGCGAGGGATCGGGAATTGCCCCTGCCACCATGGCGGGTAGCAACTGCGTTGCCACGAATAGGGCGGGTCAAGGTTCTGCGAGCACGGAATGACATAGTGCGGCCACTGTGGCGGACAGGCGATAGGTCTGGCGAAGGGTGGTCCCCACATGCGTCACCTACGCTGCTAGGAGCCCAGCCGGTCCGGGCGGGAAGCCGGCCTGACCACCCGTGATGCCGTTGAGGATGATGCCGGTTGACGGTTTCGAGCAGACGAGGTTCAGCGCGGTGAGCGTCAGGCCGACGCTGGCGATCTGACCCTGCGGAATGGTCGAGTACCAGCCGGTCCATGCGAAGTTGGCGTCTTCGTGGATGACGAGCGTGATGTACTTGCTGTTAAAACCGAAAGCAGTGCCAACGGGGCAGTTGAGGTCGAAGAAGATCGGAGTATCGCCGAGAAGAAGCCCTCTGAAACCACTGTTAACGGGATCGTCTTTGCCCCATCGCGATGACGGATCATTGTTGTACCGCTCCACTGCCATGAAATCGGTGAGCAGCGTGGTCCAGTCCTCGACGCTCGTCACCACGAAGTCGAGTGCTTCACCGCCCGAGTTCTTGACCGCCTTGAGCAGCGCCGGGATGAACGTGGCGCGGGTGAGGATGGGGCCAGCAGCGGCCACTTCAAATCCCGCCCACGCCGGATAGGTGGCGCGATCGAGGCCGCCATAGACGCCGGCCGAGCCATAGGCGTCGTTCAGCGAGAACATCTGCAAGACGTTGGTGGTGGCCGGGCCGAACAGCGCATCGGCCAACGATGCCAACGCCGAGTTCTTCATGTCGTTCAGCTTGAGCATCAGTCGGGACGCCACTGCGATCGCGTCCTGCGTCACCAATTGCTCAAGGCCAAGCGAAGTCACTGGGGTCGCCAGCGCGCACATGTTGAACTCGGCGTTGACGGTCGCTGCGACATCCGCCGGAAGGTTGAATTGGCCGGCCGGGCCAATCCATGAACTCTGCACATACTGCCCGGTCTGTACCGGCTGGGTGTAGGGCGATACGCCGCCCGAGGCGCGGATGGCATTCCGGAGGAGGAGCGCCAGCAGGGGGTTCTGCCGATAGAGCAGAACAACCACCATCTGAGAGAAAACTCTGCGGACGGTTGCTTCCAATTCGAGACCGATAGGACCGCTTGGAATTATGCCAGCGCCGAGGATAGGCATGTGTCAACTCCCGTGCTTTACTGGTTTCTTGCACGATCCTGATCGGTGCGGATCGCCTTCATGATTTCGTTCCGCCCCCATGCCTCCGGGTCTTTGGCGATCTCTTTGAAGCCATCCTGCTTCTCATGGTGCCAGAACCCGCTGTCGTAGGTCGCGTCGCTGGGTTTCGGTTCCTTGCTCGCCATCAGCATCGCGCCGGCCTCGTAGTCGCCGATGTTGCGATCAACCATCAGTTTCTCAAGCCGCTCCATCGCGTCGTCGGTGAAGCCGTGCTTGGTCTGCGTGTCCTTGCGCATCTTCTTGAAGCGCGCGTCCTCGTCCGCACGCCGCTTGCGTTCTTCGGCCGCCTCGCGTTCCTGCTTTTCCTTGTTGAGCCGGCTCTCGACGCGGTTCTCAATGTCGTAGTCGGGGATTTGCAGGTTGGGGTACTTTTTCTTGATCAGCGATTTGGCTTCGCGGTTCAAGGTCGGATCGTTGTAGATACTCTCGACGAAGTCGGCGACCTGTCGCCTTGCCTGCAAAAAATTGAATTCTTCATCGCTGAGTTGGCGAGGCATCGCGGTCGTCCTTTAGCTGTTGTTGGTCTTGCCGCCGATCGAGCCTTGCAGCGGGACGCCGCCTTCAGGTTTCGGAACCACCTTGGGGATCGCGCCCCACTCCGACACTTCGGACTGGGTATCGACCTGCAAGATGGTGCGGGGTGGCGTCTCGGGCGGGGAAGTGATCGGCGGGTCGTAGCTGCGATTTTGTGCCATGGGCTATGCTCCGGGGAGTGGCGTGCTAGGCGGGGGCGATTGGTCGCCCGGCGGCTGCGTGCCGCCACCATCATCTGGCGTGCCCGGCGGCCCGCCTTTTCCGCCGCGCTGCGACATGATTTTTTGCATCAGCGCATTGCGCATTGTCGAGCGCAGCAAATCCATCAGTTGTGTTTGCTGCGTGCCGGCTGTCGGTGCGCCTTGCGGAAGATGCTTCGACAAACGGCTGACTGCCTGTAGCGCGTCGCGATGTTGCTGGCTGCCGGATGCAAGGTTGGGAAGCGCGGCTTGGATCAAGTCCACGGCGCTTTTCAACTGCATCAAGCCCTGCGCCATGTTGCCGGGGCCGGGTGCCGATACCGGCGGCGTCGTGCGATTGCGCATGAGGCCGGCGAGAACCGGACCGCCACCGGGCGGGGGTCCACCACCGCCACCGCCTGCGCCGGGAGAGCCACCGCCGCCACCACCGCCATCATCGGGCGGGGGTGATGTTTGAGGATCGGTGTCCGTCATGGACATAGCGCGTTCCCTCTTAGGCCACCCCGTCGGGCGTAGGGCTGGGGGCGATAAGGCCCGCCGGGGCGGCGCCTCCGTTTCGAGGAGAGGCCGGGGGAACCTACACCCTCATCCGCGCTTCCGTCCAGCCTTCCCGCCAGACTGTTTGTGCTGGCCAATGCCGATGACATCGCGGATCAAGTCCTCCTGCTTCTGTTCCTTCGCCTGCTTGGCCTGCTCTTTCTGGCGCTGGCGCAAGCGGGCGAGCAGCAATTCGGCGCCCGGCGGATGCAGCATGTGGATCAAATCCTCGGCGTCGATCGCGCCGGCACGCGCGAGCGCGATAGCGACTTGCCGGTTGTCCTCCGCGAAGGCCGGCGAGGCCGAATGGCTATCGACCTGCACTTGGAACCCTTCCGGAAGGTCTTCCAGCGTGAACTCGGTACCCGTGTCAGTCGCGTAGATTGACGCGTCCTGCGCCTGCATCAGGCGGAGCCCGAGATAGCCGCTTGTCGCAAGCTGGCGTTCGATCCGCGCGGCTTGGTCGATCAGGTGCGGGCTCGACGTTCGGACTAAGGTCTGCGCATGAACGCCAGCTCGTACTCCGGGTTCTCCCTGACCACCCATGATCGGAGAAAACCCGGAGGCTTCGTCGAACAGCTTGAACAGAAACTCAAGTTCCTCAAGATAATTTTCCGGCGGAGGTTCGACCAGCTTCGACGCCTTGGCGTTCGGGTTGGGGTCGTTGAGGAAGCCGCCCTCGTTGATGATCTTGAAATACTGCTCCTCGGTGACGGACGTAAAGCCCGAGAACACCTGCGGCGCGTTGACGTTGCGATCCCACATGACCTTGATATCGCGCAGCCGCTTGTTGAGCACGTCCTGCAACATCTGCACGTCGGCAACCATGGAGCGCCCCCAGAAGTAGCCCGGGGTTGCCTGCGCCTGCACCTTGACGAACGGGTGGCTGCCGGGAATGCGCGAGATGTTGCGCCGCTGATCCTCGCCCTCGATGATGATCATCTCGGGGCCGTAAACCGCTTGGATTGTCGTGTAGTCGCCTTCGCGCTTGCTGTCCTTGATCCATAGCTCGCAGAATTTCACGGTCGGCTGCAACTGCCGCTGTGGCTTCCACGGGGTCGGCACCGGAAACACGTTGACGATGCCGGCCGCCGACGGCTGATCGCCCACGTCGCCAAGCGGCTGAAGGCCGCCGACCACCATCTGGTGGAAGTAGGTCGCTTCCTGCTCCTCGCGCTTGGTTGGCGAGGCGTCGAGGATGCGCTCGAAAATTTCCTTCTTCTTCTTGTGATCGATCTCCTCCAGCATCGAACGAAGTCGCGACACCGTCGGATAGCTGACGTGACAGAACGCCTCCTGCTCATCGAGGTCGAGCGTTGTCTCGCTGATCACGCCGAAATTCTGCGGATGCACCGGAGCGAGCTTGAAGCCTCGATCGCGCGGCATGTGCTTCAGCAGATAGCTGCCGTTGACCAGTGACCACACGGTCGCCTCGGCGAAGGTGATATCGCTGTCGGTCTGGCGATAGTCGGCTGTAAGCTTTTCACTTGTCACCTGCGCGCGTTCAAGCACGTCCTCCGGCTCGGTGCTGTCGAAGATGATGTTGAAGCGCACGTCGGTCGGCTGCATCAGGAAGCCGGCGAGGCGATCAACGAACGGCTTGATCTTGTTGTAGATCGCGGCGTTGGTGCCGAATGTCCCCATGTAGTAATACTGATTGGCGCGGGCGTAGATCAGCCCGCGCTCCTCGCTTGAGGCCATGCATTCGTCGGTGACCTCTTTGACCCACCCTTCAAGCTCTTGCTTGTCCTCTGGGATACGCAACATCGCTTTGCCAAATCCAATGGCCGAGGTTGAAGTTGTAGCAACTATAGCCGATCTGCGGCAGGCCGGCGTCGTTGTCGGCGTAGCTCTCCAGCGGAGGGTTTGCCGCGATTGCGACGACGTAGCGCTTGCGCGGCCACGCAAGGAATTGTCCGTCGTAGGGGCCGCCTGTGCAGTGTCCTTCGTACTGTTCTTCCATGCTCTCTCTCCACTACCAAAGTTTGATCATTCGTCGTTTGCTTGCTTCGATCAGGTCGGGTTGCTCCCCGCTCTTTAGCGTTGCTTGCAGCACGTCCAAGCCGCTGCCGTGTTTCAGGCGGCTCTGCCGGCCGGCCGCGATGGCAACTTCCAGCGTTTCCTTCGCGGCGTTCCACGTCGAGGGTTTGATGTTCGCCGTCGTATCCTTGTAGCGCACCTTGGTGCGGTCGCCTTCCTTGCGGCCCACGTTCATGTCGCTGACATGGTAGTCGTTCGACGCCACGTCCTCGGCGATCGCGTGCGCCCGGGCCGACACCCCGCCGCCGAGTGCGACGGGCTTGAACTCCTGTCGCATCGGTCGCGCCGCGCACGCCGGACACGGCGGAGGCGGATCGTCAACCTGATCCATTGACAGCACAACGTCCATCATGTGCATACAGTCTTCACAGGCGTAGGTCCGGACGATCGGCATCAGCTTGTCAGTTCCTTGACGATCCACATAACGCTTTCCTCCAGCGAGGTCAGCGCGAGCGAGTGGTAGCGGCCCGGCTTCACTTTGTCGAACAGCGCTTCCAACTCCTCGGCCTTGGCCTTGAGGGCGTCATGCAGCGCCTTCTCGGGTTCGGTCAGCGCGCGATAGCGCGGGCGGAAGCGTGAAGTTTCCATCTTGACATCATCGCTCTGCCGTTCGTCGGGTTTGCCTTCGTAGACGTTGGCCATGCGGCGGACCTCCAAAATGTCTTCTGCGATCTTACGATACCGATCTCCAAGGTCACTAAGATCGTCACGCAGTGACCAGAACGTGCCTAAATCAGGATGCCAGAACACGCGCCGCTTAGAATTTCTCATATCGCTTTCGCGCCTTGATGTTGATCTCCGCCATCTTCTGGCTGAACGCAAACGACAACAGCGTGCCGGGGTCTTGCGGCGGACGGTCGCCCTTCACGCTGTCCCATGTCAGGTTGCGGGCGATCAGGCCCGGCCGCCGCCATTCCACCCACGCATGATGCGCCAAGACGAGCGCGCTGACCAGATCATCATTGACCCCGGTATCGGGGCCGGCGCCAAGCCACCCGCCATCCTCGACGATCGCCTGCAACTGCTGAACCAGCCGGGGCGACCGGATTTCGAGGCGCCGCAGCATCAGGCTGTCGCGCAGTTCGGAAAACACCTGATGCTTGTTGTCCTGATTGGCCTTCCACGCGATGACGTTGCCGGCGCCGCCCAGCGTGTCGGGCCGCTTGTACAGGAACCAGCGCACCGCGCCGATCATGTCAAGTATTCCGCTTGTCCCGGGTGCGCCTTGCAGGATGCCGCGTTCGGCTAGCTGCCGGAGATTTCTGACTTCAGGGATGACCGCCGCACCGACGCCCGTAACCTCCAGATTAGCCAAGTGATCCCGATAAGCGCCTGCCATATGAGCCAAGACCCAAGCAAGTTGGTATGTGAGAGGCTTGTTCGTCCGGAACTCAGCGACTTGAACGACGCGATCCGCATAGTTGCGGAGCACTTCGATTGCGTGATCATTGGCATCGCCTCCCCCGCCGCCGGACGGATCGACGCCGATGGTGTAGACACCGTCGGGCTCGGGCGGCTCATAGACCCGGAGCATGGCTTCGTCGCGATCGTCCGTCTGCTCGATATGAGAGCCGAGAAAGGTTTCCTCGAAAACGTACTTGTAGCCCTTGTAGAGCGCGCCCTGCGCCAGTTGGTCGGCGATCTCCAGCGTGCGCTGCGCGGGGAAGAAGCCCGATCCCGAGGCGATGAAGCATTCGCGCTCATGCCACGGATAGTGCCGCAGCATGTACTCCTCGGCGCGAAACTCGCTCTCGCGCCGCCACCACGCGATCTGCTCCGGCTTGACGATGACGTTGTACTGTTGCTTGACGTAGAGCGCTCGCTCAATCTCGTCCTCGGTCAGGTGACCGTCCCAGTAGATTTTGTAGTCGGGATCGCTCCTCGGGATCGAATAGGTCGGGTTCGCCCAGAACCCGATGAAGATAAACCGCATGTGACGGTCGCGCTTGGCCTGCTGGCAATGATTGTAAAACCAGTTGAAGCCGTTCGCGATGCTCTCCCAGATGTACAGCCGATGCGGGTTCTGCCGCGCCAGCGAAGCCTTGAGGCTCTCGACGCCGGCCAGCGATTTCCACTGCGCGCACTCGGTCGCGTGCATCATGTTCAGCGCCCGCGACGCTCCAAGGTCCGGATTGGACGCCGCAGCCATAAGATCGATAACAGAGCGGTTCGCAAAAGCCATGCCAGAGCGATTGTTCTGTACGAGTTTGTGCTCCGGCCCGCGCCATTCATCAGGTAGAGTTTCCAGAAGGCTCGCGAATATGCGTCTAAGGCGCTCAAGATTATCCGTTCGATCAGCGATAATCGCACCTTGCACGCCCTCGTTCGCGAGCGCCCAAAACAGTTCGATGATCGAGCAGCAGGTGGTAATCGCCACCTGCCGGCATTTGAGGATGACGAACTCGTGGACGCCCTCCTGAAGTCCACGAGCCACGGCGTCGATCACGATTTTCTGCGAAGGCCAAGGGTCGATATGGCATCGGCCTTCTTCCTTCGTGTCGATTTCTACGCTTGACAGAAGGTCATAGAGACCTTGGCGGATTGTCGTCATGCGCCGTACCGAATGTCTCGGCATCCCCCGCGTTCGGGCTGCCCGGTTCGGCCACCCTAGCGTAAACATCCCCGGCGCGTCTACGCCATTGCCCGTCGATGAAGTCCAGCCCGGCCGGACCCGGCATGACCGGCGGCTTGAATTCCTGCATGAGTTTGGCGACCTTCTCCAGCGCGTCCGCGATCCGGCTGAGTTTGTCGAGATAGCCTTGCGCGACCCAATCCGGCACCGCGCGCTGCGTCGGTTCCGACGTGTCGGCCGATAACGGGCGCTTTGCTTCCACTTTCCGTTTCCTCGTTGCCATTTGCTTCTCCTCTGGCGGTTGCCTATATTGCACTCAAGCTGGCCGTCCGGTCAGCTTCTCCACTATCAGACTTCGCCGCCGGCTGCTCACGCGTAGCCGGCGGCATTTTTATTTTTTACGTCAGTCCTCCTTTTCGATTTCAGCAGCCTCGATCAGGTCGGCGCGAGCCCGATCGATGATATGCTCGCAGTCGAGCATCGCCAGCAGCCGCGCCGCTGCTAGTTCGGCCTTGTCGGCGCGCTGGTGTGCCTTGGCGTTGCACACGGTCCGGAGATGCCCCAGCACGTTCATCGTCCACTCGATTTCGTCGTATTTATTTTTTGCCGTTATAGTCGTCATCGTTCTTTCTCCTCAACAGTCATTGACGCGCAACCACGTCCTCTCGACCACCGCCGCGAAGTCCGGGTCGTGCCGTTCGGAGAACGGCTTCATTCCGACGCCCGAGATCAGCAGGTGACCGCAGCCCTTGCACTCCCAGAGGTCGCCTTGCCAAACCTTGTAGTCCTGCCACTCGGCATCGTGCTCGATCCCGGGCGGGGCGCCGTCGTGCGCCGGCATCCCCTCCACAAAATCGAAACCGTTTTTTTTGCAGCGATAGAAACGGTGGCACTTGACGCATATCGGCTTGAGCGACATGGCTACTCTCCCTCGCCGATACAGCGCAGTTCCTCGGCAACAACCACCTTCAACATTTCTTTCGTGATTAGCTCCAGCCATGCCCTCAACAGTAGATGCCGCCGCTCCAGCGCGAGGGTCTCAAACCTCGGGCTGTACATGATCACGGCAGAGGGTCGGCCCTTGTGGTAGCCAAGCATCGCCCATTCGCCGGTTGCAAAAATTTCTTCGCCATAGCCGTCATCGTCATCGTCGATGTTCATCGACCGCCTCCAGTTTCAGGAACGTGATGTCATACGGTCCCTTGCAGCCGAGGCCCGGCCGGCCGTAGACGGCCTTGCCGGTCGTCAGTGCGTGGAAGCTGGCGACCATCACCCGCTCGTAGATTTCCTGTTGCTTGGCTTCCAGCGAGCCGCTGTGTTGCCACGACACGCCGTCGCCCGTCGTGCCTTTGACTTCGTAAGTCCACCATCTGAGCATGATACGTCTCCACTATTGACCTAATTGAAATTTTTTCTTTTTTATTTTTTTTGTCAAGTATTCTACTTTACATTTTTTTTGGCTTAAAATCCCGGGGCGGATGCCAGCGGATGCAGTCTGACCGCTTGCGCGGCGAGGAGGGGCATCCGCTGGCTTTTCGGCAGTCCGTCTACCGCCCCTCGTGGCCCTCCTCTTTTCGGTGTGGCTCGATGCGCCGTTGCCAGCACAGCCGCCGGACTGCGTGTATTGCGTCAAACTTGTTTTTGCAGGTCTCGACGACCGTGCCGTCTCGCAGCGCGACCAGCCAACGGCCGCGCTGCGAGTAGACGAGGTACGGACCTATGGTCCGTTCCGTCATGGCGGGCCGGCCAGCGTGTCGGGTCCGCCCTCCAGTTCCTCGGCAACGCTGTATTCCTCGCCGCCGGGATTTTCGCCGTAGCTGGGGGAGATGTTGACATGCGGCCATCTGCCGTCATGGCTGAAAACGAGCAGGACAACGTCTCCCAGATTTATCCGGCTCCACTTGATGATGTCGCCGTCGTTGCCGTCGGCGGAATGACTACTGATCTCGATTTCCTCAGTGTAAATACCGCTGATTGTCGTGATTGGCATCAGACCTCTCCAGTCTTGTGCGATACGGCTTCGCCGTCTTTCTTGACGATCAGAACGAACACCATGTGCCGTTTTGATTTCGGCGGCTTGAAGTGAGTGACCGCCATGGCTTGCGCCTCGAAGCTGGTATCCGCCACGCACGACCAGCGACGGCCGGCGTAGAAACATTCATACTCGTTCATCAGTCGATCCCCCATGGTGCGGCGTCATAACGCGCGCCGCTTTCCTCACCGCCGGCACAGATGGCGAGCGCGCGGACGCTATCGACCAACTGCGCGGCCTTCGTGCGGCTATAGTTGTCAGTCTCGCAAGCCTGATAGTCGAAGCAATCGCATTGCTTGACAATCGTTGTTGCGTCCGGCATCGCCTCGGGCGCTTGGAAGCGATATTGCTTCGCTTCTTTTTTCCAGTCCTCCAGAAAGTCGCGGCCGGGATAGCGCGCGGACAGGCTTCGCATATTTTCGCGGACCAGTGTCTTGAACGCGGCCGGCGGATCGGTCGTCATACTGGCGATGATGGCGATATGGGTTTCAGAGCAGAGCCATGCACTCATGACTGGCCTCCCGTCACGCCGGGATAATTTGCGACCAGCGAGCGCAATTCGTCATCGGTCTTGCCGGCGAGGATTGCGTCATTCAGAACGCTGTAAAGCTTCACGATTGACATGAGCGGTATTCCGTATCCGGACACTGCACGCTGTATCCGTGCCGTGGCCATCTTCCTTGATCTACTGGTAGACATTTTTTTCTCCACTATCAGGGTTGTAAAGACGACTAGCTTACATTGCAAATCGCCAAAAGAAATATTTTTTTTGTCAAGTGCTGAATTAATTTTTTTGATCGTCACCCGCCCGGGCGCCTAGTGTCCGGGCACGCCCGGGCGGGCCGCTCTCCCGGCCGCGCGGCGGCGCGGCCGGGGAACCGTGTCAAGAGTGGGTATAGCCGTCGCGTTCGATGCCGAGCCACATGCCCCAGCGTGGCACCATGATGCATTCACCGCCAAAGTACGGCCGGACCGTGCGAAGAAATGCGCGGTAGTCATCGGTCGCGCATTTCCCGTATTCGTCGCGTCCCGGACTAATCCGGGACGCGTTGTCGCGCTGGAACACTCGAAACAGCGCGACCCGTTGCGCTCGTGTTGTCCGGATCATGCGAGCCACCCGATGACGAACGCTAGGACCGTTGCGCCTAGAACGTCTTGCCATGGCACGCGCAACCGAATGGCAATCGACATCACCATGAACCCGATGAACAGCAGGCCGAATTTGACTTCGTTCATTGAAGTCATTGCACTGTTCGCCCGCGCGCGGCATTGGCCCATGTGTACAACTCGCGCACCATGGCGTTGAACTCGCCCGCATTGATCTCGCCAGCGTCCAACATTTCGCCAAGCCATACCGAAACGAGGAACACTGTCCCGTCGATCGCAGCATCCGGATTGTCCGGCGCCATTTCAACCGCGACCGGCCGGCCGCCCACGTTCACGCGCACGGCATGGGTTAACTCCGCTTCGCGTTCGCGAAGCTTGCGCTCCGGCCCTGCCGCGCAATGCTTCAAGCCGCTTGACCGAAAGCATGGCCAGCACGCCACAAGCCCGTCATCCTTTTTGCCGTTGCACAACGGGCAAAGGTGGTGCGCTCGCACCTTCGGAAAGTCGCTCACATTTGTCATTGTCGTTTGCTCCATTATCAGACTGCCTAAATTGGCTAATGAAAAAAGCCGCGCGGCATTTGCGCCGCGCGGCTAAGTTAACTCGATTACTTTACGCGTCCGCTAACGCGGACCATTCATTCCGGTTCAACTCGACAACCTTGCCACCTAGATATTCCAACTCGGTGGCGCGGTCATAGTCCGCCGCGTCCTGTGCAGCGCGCGTTATGGCGCTGTGCAGTCCGTACTGTGAAAGTTGTCCGCCTTCGATCAGATGTTTAAAGACGGAACCGCGTTCATCAGCGTTCAGATTGAAACGCTCTTGAACAACATCCATGACTTTTTCGATCTTATCGCCCGGCAGTTTCGCCCCGGCCGCGACTGCGAGTTGTTCCACTCGCTTGTCAATGATGGCCGGATTGAAAGCCGACGCGATAACGTCACGGGCTTGCAACCATACCGCCTCTAGCGTCTTGCGCTTGGCCGCGCTCGAAAGCACGCTATCCAAGTCCTGCACGTCCATGTTGTCCGTTAGGGCGTGCCGCGCCCCGACATGGGTCCGCTTCATTCCGCCTTTGGCAAATAGCGCCATGTTCGTACACGCCTTGGTATAGACGCCGGTCTCGATAACGAGGCGACCATAACCAACCTCGCTGTTGCTCAAGATGATAGCCGGCGCACAGGTGTCAAAAATCGTATGCGTTCCGTCTCCCATTTTGTGACCGATTGGAACGTCGCGAAACAGCGCCACGTCAACCGCCTTGATGTACAGACGCTTATCAGTGATCTCGCAAGACATGACTTCCAATTTACGCGTTTGCAAAATCGGCAATGCCGCTTCAGCAAAATCGTAATTGTCGAACGGCTGGAATTTGTCCGAGAGGAACGCGCGGCATCCGCCGTCCAACATGCGCGTCATGCGAACGGCCGGGTTACGCGCAAACCACGTATTGACGTTGTTCGCGTATAGCTCGGGAGCCTCTTGCAACATGCGCGCGGCATACTTGGATGGAATGCCAGTGTGCTCTGCGATTTGCTCTTGCGCGATCTTGCCCAACGCAAACGCGCCCTTGTCTTTGACGTGAATAACGGCCTTGCCTTCCTCTGTACCTTCCACTGCGAGCGCGGCCGTCGGAGCAACAAAGTCGCGCTTGGACTGCGCTTGCCGTTCGATTTCGGCCGCGAGGTCGCCTAAGCTTTTGCCTGTTTTCATTTCAATTCTCCACTTTGATTTGGAACGCCCGGGATTAGGTGTTCCCTGCTAGGCCGGGCAAGCCGGCCTAGTGTGGGAACATCAGTTGACGCTGACCGTAGCTCGGTTTGGTTCGTTCACCGCGTCTTCGCTCTCGACAACGCGCCAGTCACGGACTGCCGTCCACCTGTATGACAGGTCTCTGGCGTATTGCTCCGCCTCTAGCTTTGTCGAAAAACGCAACGCGTTGCTACACCAATTGCCGGAACCGTCGGCGATAACTTCAGCTTTCCAAGACATAGTTCATTTCTCCACTTGTTAAGGGTTTAGGTTTCGTCCCGGGCATTGCAGACGCGCGCGTTTCTTCCGTCGCACCGCTTTGCCGGGATTAACGGTCCAGAGGCTTACTCGGTTTTCACCGGCTAAAGCTTGGCGGATACTAGGCGCCCTACGCGAGTATGCGGGTTCCGTTCTCAATGGTTGCCTTGCCAAGGCAGGTGCGGCGCGATCGATCTCCACAAGGCACACTTCGTGCCCAATGGCGAGATTACCCTTTCGCGTCGGAAAGTGTCAAGTGAATTACTTGACAATATCGGGATTGACAATCGATCGCGGATATGTCTGTCAAGCCGCTCTCTTTAA